TTATAAAATTTCGCCTTTTAATTCGTTTGTTAACAACTCATTTTCTAATTCTTCATAACTAAGTTTTTCGTATATTGGATTATCTGACAAAATTATATATTTACCTTTTAATGTTTCTGATAACTCTATTACATATAAATTGTTACTTTCATTAATTATTTTTTCTTTTTCCTCTAAAGAATCGTAATAAAATTGTTTTTTCATACCTAATCTCCTATCTTAACAGTGTAACGTCAGAAACTGATGTGTAAGCTTTTGCAGTAGAACTATTCCCCGTTCCAACATCTGTTAATAACACTTGTATTTTTAATTGTGTATCATTATTTACAATTATATCTTTTTCAAAATTCATAGAACGACCACTGGCAGTAGCATCACATGAAAGATAAATATATTCTTTTTTTTCACCATATATTATTTCTAATCTGGAACTTGCAAAAGTAGCCCAGTTTTTATAAACCATCAAAGTTCCTTTAATCCTTAAACAACCTTTAATATTAGGTTTATCATTATAAATAATGTACGGATTATTTACTTCTTCTACTCTTTCTGTATCTTTACATTTAACAATTAATATTGATTGTACTATAAAATTTATCGCATTAATTAAATCAGTAAATGAACTTTGTGTACTTGCTGACACTCCTTTATATATTAAATTATTCACTAATACACTTTTTAATGTTTCTATTTTTGTTTTAGTTATATCTAATTTATCTGTGTTTAAAAATGGGCTCCCTAACACAGTTGTTATATTACTTTTGCTATTCTGAAAATCAGTTTGTACACCTTGTAGTGTTGTCATAAGTTCTCTTAAACTAGCATTATCAGTTAATTTTTCCGTCATATTTTCACCTCGCTTATATCATATCTATTAAATCATTTGCTATTGTAATTCCTTTTGCTCTCTGTCCATTTACCTCTGTTGCCAATTCTTTCAATGCTACCTCAACATTATCACTTTCAAATAAGTTTTCTGTATCTTCTATAGTTACATTCTTTGCTTCTAATACAAGATTTCTAACTTTATTAACTAACTCCTTAAAAGTCATTTAATCACCTCTTTCAATAAAAAAGAACCTCCCTTAAACTGTTGGTTCTACTTGTGTTTCTTCTTTATTTAATAAACCTGTTAACTCTAAATACTGTTCTTCTGTAATTCTGTTTACTGTATAGAATACATCAATTTTATGTTGCAAATCCTCTTTAGTGCTATAGTTCTTTTGTTCTATCATAAGTTTTAATAAGTTATACATGTTAATTCCTCCTATAAATTGTTATTTAATTTTATATTTTCTACCTCAAAGGCTGTGTTTACTATCTCACTATCTCTATTTTTATTTTCTTCTTTTAACATGCTTAATTCTTTTTCTAATGCTTGTAATCTCTTTTGTTCATCTGTTAAAATGACTTCTATGTCTTTGATGATTGGTTCTTTTGTAACTGGATTTATAGACTCTATATATTGTTTACTATAGTCTATACTACCAAATTCAACATCCAAAAAATTTAATTCAGTTATTTTTGACCACTCTTGTATATCTCCTGTTGCTTCACCAGTTTGAAGCCATATATTGCCTGTTTGGTCGTAAATTATTCTATTATTTCTGTTCATATTATCACCTCATTTTTTTATTAAATATATATTTTGTAAGTTAATGTAGCTCCCTCTTTTGCCCATATTCCAACTGCTTCTGACATTGATAATTTATATAATGTAAGCACTAATGAAGAATACCCAACATTAGATACATTAAGAATACCAACAGCTTTCGGGTTACTATGAGTAGAATCAGAATTATAGCCAAAATTATAAAAATTTGAATTACAAACATTATCAAAATAAACATAAGATTTACTTGTTGTACTAAAAGTTACTCCACTAAGTACAATTAAACTAGGAGAGAAGCCCATGTTAACTGGTATAGTAAGAGTTTTTGAAGTTCCTTCTTTGTCATATATACTTAAGTTAAAATTCTCTGCATCCGTTTTTGTGAATGTATAAGTTCCTGTTATAAATCTTTTTCTTTTACTTAACTCTGTTTCTAATTGAGTTATAGTATTGTTTTTTTGTGTTACTTGATTTTGTAAATCTTGCACACTAGTGTCTGAACTATCAAAACTTGTTTTTATTTTCTCTGATAACTCCACAAGTGTATTATTTAAACTTGCTTCTATATTTTTAAGTGCTAAAGTGTTTATAATACTTGTTTTCCCAACTTTAAATCCTGCATTAACCTCAACTAATTTTGTTGATATATCATTTAAATTTACATTTTCGGGCAGTGGCATTATATTCTTACTTATACTTAACACTTTTTCTGCTGTAGCATTATTACTGTCTGTAACAACTATTTTAAGTGTGTGTAATGCATTATCTTCTAATGTATAATTAATTGTTTTCTCTTCTGTTAAATTTGTTGTTATAGTTTCTTTTAGTACATCATCTATAAACCATTCTATCTTTGTAAGTAATGCAGGGTCTGTGTGGTCGGCTTTAAATGTTGCCTGTGTAGAATTATAAGAAGATACTGTTAAAAATGGCAATGCTTGTAGTAATGTTATTTTAGCATAACCATCTGCTTTAGTAGTATTACCTCCAGTAGTCATGACTATATTTTCAAGATAATATTCAGGTGTTGGTATATATCCGGGTGCCTTATAACTATCTTTATTTAGTGCGTAACCACTTCCACCACCTCCACATTCATTAGAATAAGAACCAGCACCACCGTACCAACCCCCTCCACCACCTATTCCTATGTTACCATAACCTCCTTTTCCTAATGAACCATGGTATTCTTCTGTGTCGTAACTTGTTCCACCTTGGTATTGAGAACCACCGCCACAAAAATCTCTGTCACGACCAACTCCATTAACACCTACATAACCACCACCATGACCAATAGAACGAGCAGAAGCAAAATTATTTTTCATACCTCCTCCACCGCCTGCAACAAGTATGCGTGAAAGCAAACTTTCGGTGTTACCCCAAGTTGCACTAGGATGATAAAGTCTTATATCAGTTGCTCCACCACCGTATTTAGAATAAGCAAAGCTACCAGTAGTAACTTTGCCAGCAGCGCCTGCACCGTTAAAACCACTTCTAGTAAGGCTTGAACCTTCAGAAACTTTCTCATAACCGGATTGACCGACACAAATTTGTAGATTAGTTCTTTTTTTAAATACAATCTCACCTTTTGAATAACCACCTTTTGCACAATCAGTCCAATCGCTTGTATCGACAGCACCACCACAAGCACCCCAACATTCTAATTTATATCGCCCAGGTGGCAATGAAACATTTTGTACATAATTAGCATAATTAAAATTCCATTCAGTCTGCATTTTCTCACTCTCCTCTCTAACAATAAGTTATCAACTCATTTACACTTGTTGCAATATTAGATAAACCACCATTTACCTTTTCTTCTATATTAACCAATCTGTCCTCTATTTTCTTAGATGAATAAGTAGTCATTTCAGATACTCTGTTATCATCTACAGTTGCATTTATAAAATGAGTTTCTGCATTTCCATTTATCACATAGACATTTAACTCAACTTTTACTTCACTTCTAATCTCAATTGAATTATCATCAACTATTTTAAAATTTGGAACTATATTTTCTTTTGTAGTAGCATCTATAATATTTACAACTATTCTCTGTGTTAATAAACTATGTGTTACAGTTGCTTTGAATCCACTTTCTGCATCCTCAACCCAATCATCAATTGCGACCCTTTGAGTGTATGCAACATTTGAGCCACCTGCGATTAATTGGTCGATTTTAGTATTTAACTCTGTTTTAGCAGTTTCTATGTTGCTTGTTAATTCTGTTTTAGTTGTATCAATTTTAGTATTAACAGTACCTATTTTAGTTTCTAAGTCTTGTATATCTTTGAGTGTTGCAAAGATTATTGTTGGGTCAATTTTAAGTTCTATATTATTTACATTAGATACAATAAGCACAGTTTTAACCTTCATGTCTACCACTGCACCTTGTTCTATAGAAGGTTTATAACACTCTTTGTATTTAGAAATGGCAATTAAATTATTTTCATCATCTAAATATCCTATTTCTCTTATCATAAACCCGCCTACACTTGATGGTATTAAACTCTCTAATATTATACAATTTGGTGCAGTTTCATCTGTAGTTGTATTTCCGATATTGCCTTCCCATACCACATTTTTGAGAGCTGTCTGACTCTCAGTTGGAGTATATTCACTCCCTCCTCCATCACCAAGTTGAATTTTTACAAATCCCACTTTATTACCTGTGACACTTGCATTTGCTATCTTTGCTTTCCCTACATCTGTAATTATAGTGTAATAACTTTTATCTATAGCCAATATATCACCTCCTAAAATATTGTTATCTCTTGGTATCCAACTCCATTGCCAGTTAATACATCAATTTCTCCATAAGTTTCTATATCTGGTGGACTCCAAGGGTATATAGTTATTTCTTGACCTATTAGGGTTGTTATACCAAAATTCATATAATTGTCTTTACTTACAAGCACTCTAGTGTAATCTAAAGTCATGTTGCAAGGTTTAATACTACTTACAAAAGAATGAACCTCCTCAAACCAATCTTGATTTCTAGCATCACTTTCAAGATGTATATTATAAGTAGCATTATTAATAGTTAATTCATAATTGCCTTCTCCAACTATACTATCTAGCCAGTTCCTTAAAAATCTCTCTGAGTAAGGTAGTTTACTTATATATTTACTAAAAATCCTAAACCTTCTATCTTCTAAACTCTCATTACTTTTAGGAGTTATAGACATTATCTTTTCCCATCTTTTTATACCACTTGGAGTTAAATCCTCTAAAAACTGGTCACTTGATAGGTCATTTAATTTTTCATGTAGTGTTTTTATTTCTTTGTTTTCTACATTAAATACTTTTATATATTCTTCTTTATCTTGTAGAATTTGTGGTAAGTAATTTATTAGATTAATCTCTTTATCCAACTACCTCACCTCTCACTACTATACTGTTACTATCTATTGTTAGATTAGATTTAACATCATTTATCATTGTGTTTGTAATATCTAACACTCCATCTATACTAAGTAATCTAGTTTCAATTTGAGATATACGGACTATTAAGTTTTCTTCATCTTCCCAACTCATATTAAGTTCATTTAAATAGTCATCAACTGCTTCTTCTGCAATTGATTTTATATTCTCCCAAGTGTAGCCATTTTTGTATGTTATATCTGCTGATATATTTATAGTTGTACTTACAACACCTGTAACAGTAACTTTATGCCCTATTGGTGCTAATCCTAAGCCTTGTCCTTGATGTCCAATTGGGTCAATTTCTTCTTGCACTAAATTAACTAAATCCTCTGATGGTACTTTGAAATTAGAGTTAATTATTACTAACTTAACAGTTCCTCCACCGTCCCACACAGGATAAACCTTAACTCCTCCAACATCTTGTATTTTGTTAACTTCATCTTTATAGTTTTGTATATTCCCACCAAAGCTCTGTGAATTTAGGCTATCATAATATCTTTGTCTTAAACTATCTTCACTTTCTTCATCTTCTCCATTAATTAGTATTTCAGTTAACTCAGCAGTTTCTAATTTGTCTACATATTCAATTGGAATCAACTGACCAAGTTCAAATACAGGTCCAGTAGTTTCACATTTCATTTTATATGTTTTTTCAGATATTCTCTCAATTGCTACATAATTGTATTCTCCTAAGTTGAATCTTGAATCAATAGGAATATCTATATTAAAAACTCCTTTTGCAATTGTATTGGTTGCAGGTAAAGGTGTAATACCTCTCTCTTTACATCTCTTCTCTAAATAATAATAACTAGCAGTATCTACGAATGTTTGGTCTAGTAATTCATCCATAGCAATATATGTTTCTGTAAGCTCCACTGCAACTGGTGCCAAGGCATTGTATATTATAGAACCTTCTCTCTTATCAAGTGTGTTAGGTACACTATCTAACATTCTTTTAATTATATTTTCAAATGTCATTAACTCAAACAATTATACACTCACCACCTTCTCTGCTTTTATATTTCCATATTTTGTATGAACTGAAAATCTACATTGTACTTTACCCTTTATATTTTGAAACTCAAAATTATCTATATTTTCAATCCTATCATCTTGAATTAGTGCTTCTGTTATCCTTCTTTCAAGTTCGGGTATTACATATGAAATAGGTTCTCCAATAAGGTCGTTCAACTCGACTCCATAATTCCAACTATATATTAGATGTTGGTATCTCTCTGTGTTTAAAATTAAAAAGATGGTTTGTTTTAATGCTTCTACATCATCACAAATACCATCTACTCTATTTTTCTCTATATTCAATTTAAACGTCTTACTTGGTTCTTGTCTAACATCAAAATTAATTATCGATACATCTTCAATGTCATAATCTAAATTATCGCTTGGTAACACCTTATCACATCCTATCTAAAATCAAATATTGCTGTCCTCCTTGCATACGAATTAAGACTAATTTATCTCCTATTTTTTTATCTGTATATCTTTTAAATGTATCTGTTTGTATTAGAAAAATTTCACCAATAGATAGTTTTTGTTCTATCTTAACTCTTAGAGGACTAATACTTTCTATTGTTCCAAATACAACCCTCATTGGGTTGCTTGTTTCTACTGCATCCATTGCAGCTTTTTTTATTATCTGTAATAAATCTTGGCTCATATTGCCACCTCACTTATATAAATCTTCTCACATGTGTGTATGCTTTTCCTTTTCTATAAGAATTAACAGACTCTATTTTTACTACATCACCAGTTTGTGGCGAATGAATTATTTGATTGTTTCCAATATACATTACAACATGATTACTACTTCCTCCACCAACTCTACATAATAAGTCTCCTGCTTTCCACTTGCTTCTATCTTTTAAATCTACTGCACTACCTGCCTTACTTTGCGTTGCAACAGTCCTAGGAATTTTTATACCTATTTGTTTATAACACCATTGAGTGAATCCAGAACAATCAAAAGTATTAGGACCTTCTGCTCCATACACATAATTACAACCCAGTTTACTTTTTGCTATACTAATTAATTTATCTTCTTTAGAATTGTTATTTGTATTACTTTGGTTATTACCTTCAACTTTATATGTTTGTTCTTCATCTCCACCTATAATTATATAGCCATTCTTTCTACCAAATTTTTTACATTCACTAGCATTAGCTAATAGTATATCTATATGATATGTTCCGTTTGTTTCAACATATATTCTTCCTCCATTATCTTTAACTGTATATACTTTGTTGTCATAGGCAGTACCAGGAAGTATAATTTTTACTTTATCTCCATATTCAAAAACTGGATGTTTCTTTAGAAAATCATCAGTATACCAAGTTTTCTTAACTCCTTCTCGATTCATTGGACCAGCAACAGTTCTTGATTTTACATCAAGTGGCTTTCCATTGCAATCTGTTTTTCCGCCTTCCATTGCATTGTTCCCTGGATAATATGCAGTAAATATAGCAGGAACTTTTTTACCTGTATTTTTTTTCGTAATACTTTGTGCAGGACCATTTTTCTTTTCATCTTTATTATTAGTATTTCCACTACTATATGAGCTTGAAGAATAAGAAGCAAATTCATCTCCATCAACAAGAGTCAAATCCATAAAGTGCGAATTATTTTCAAATGTGTGCTTTACTTTCTCAACTAACATATAATTTTGTAAATCAATATCTCCTAAATCTAAAAAAACAGGTACTAAACAACCTGCTCTCACTCTAATATCACCAAGTACATTTTTTAAACTTAATGACTTAGTTTTCTTATTATATAGTTTTAGAAGTATATCACACTTTTGTTTTATCTCTGCTTCACTCATGTTTTTATCAACTGTCTCAAACATTTGAAGTATTCCCCAACTCCTCATATGTGTAGAGTCTTGAGCAATATACACATCTCTTTTTCCTGACTCCTCGTTGTCTCTTACAAGTTTGATTTTTGTATAAGTATCACTATCTATACTTGAATTATAATCAAAGTCCTCTATGACATCATTGTTCATGACAGTATCCAGTTTCATTGATGCAACATTCTTTAATGTTATTCTTCCAAAATCATCATACAAGGTATACATTTCTTTTTTCTCTCTTAGAGTATCATCTAGTGCTGTTAGTATCATGTCAAAGAGTGTTTTATTTTCTTCGACTCTAGATAGTTTATACTTAGTATCTTCTATGACATTGTATTTTAAATTAAAATCTTTAGCCAACATTTTTACAAGTTCACTTGCTGTTTTATTGCTATACACATAAGTATCTTTATTCTTAAAATATCTTAGCTGGTCGTAAGCAACAATTTTAATGTGATTTTCTTTATCTCTTTTCTTTTGAAATATATATCCATAAAATATGCCTATTCCTTTATAATACAGCCTTACAGAGTTACCTTCACAAAATTGTAATATATCATCCATAACTATTGTAAATTCAAGCTTACTTGGTGTACCTCGTCTTTCAATCTCCCACGTTATCCCATCAAGGACAACTGGTTCGTAGAAATCTTCCCAATGTGCAATAACTAGCCTTACATCCCTATCATTTGCCAGAACTAATTCATCAGCCAAGTTTTAACACCTGCCCTTTGTAAATTGTGTATTTAGGTACTTTTTTACCCTTGTTAGCTTTATCCATCATTGTTTTATTTAACTCATATACCTTCTTATATAATGAACCATTACCAAGTTGCTTCTGGCAGATTGACCAAAGAGAATCTCCTGCCTTGACTGTGTATGTTTTTTTACCACTTGGGGCATTGACTGAATCAACTCGTTTTGGCTCTATCTTTACATTAGGTCTACCAGTCTCATTTTTAGGAGGGGCAAGAACTAACTTTTTAGTTGAGTAATCTCTATATTGTTTTAACTTTATTATTACTTTAACATCTGAGCCATTTTCTGCATCTTCTACTATGTTATATTCTTCTAATGACACTTTCATATTAGTGTTAAATAAGACCTTGTTACCTAACTCACGAGATACAATAAATTGAAATGGCTTACAATCAGTTTTTAGTAACTCTAGTTTACTTAAAAAGAATTGAACATCTCTAAATTGACCTCTACAAAAAGGTAATTTATTATGTGTAAATTCTGCTTCAAAACTTATTTCAGATAATCCTTCTTTTTTTAATATATTTACTTCTCCAGTGTTTATTAGGTCTACTGTCTTGTTTTTATTTGTAACTTTAATCTCTAACTTTGGCGGAGGTATTGGTAATTGTACTCCATCTAAATAAAAGTCATAAGCCATTTTCTCACTCTCCTTTCTAAACTATTCCCTCAGCTGATACAACCATAGCATCATTTAATTTTTCAGTTAGAACATTGACTATACCATCCACATCTGCATCTTTGCTTATGTTATTTGTATTGTTCATATCAATTTTTATATTTACCCCTGTAAATCGGTTTATTACCTCCTGTTCTGCTATGTCTCTAAGATATTTAAGGTCTTCTTGACTTTTATCCATTGTTTTAGCCATCTTTGCAGTGTTTCCTGCCGTGTCTTTTGCTCCTTTTGCTGCATCGCTGAGCGGAGAATTAAGCCCTGCCGAACCGAGTCCGTCACCAAGTCCATATTTTTTGTCCCATAAATCATCAAGACCTAATTTTTTCTTTGCATCTTCTGCTATTTTACTAATATCAAAAGTGTCTTTTAATTTGTTTTCTAAATTTTGACCCACTTCATATCCTTTTTTGTAAGAGTCAAATGGGTTTTTAATGTCCATATATGGTGCTTTCCAGTCTTGTGGCTTTACAGGTTCTTTTAGAGTCTTTTGGTAATCTTTATATTGTTTTACAAAAGAATCTACTTTATCTAAGCTTCCTATAGTTTTTATATTTATACCTGGAATTAAGTTTAACGCTTTTATAACTCCATTTATACCTTTTATTGCTATGTTTACTGCACTTACAAAAGCATTTGCTAAAGCTGTAGCACAATTGTCAAAACTTCCTCCTACATCTCCCATGGCATTTATTACAAAGTTTTGGAATTTATAAAATAACATCTGTACATTATAGATAACAATATTAAACGAATTAACAAAGAACTCTGCAAATGCCATTACAATATTCCATGCACCTGCAAAGACATCATATATACAAGTTCCTAGAAAATAAAAAGCTCCTACAACTACTCCAGTTGCAGAAATGCTTGTTCCTGCAAAATGATTGAATATTGCTACTCCTACAAATATTGCTGCTATTACTAGAGCCATTACAGCAACAACTTTTAAAATACTTACACACAATAAAGCATTTGCTTGACTTAAACCTAGCGTTTCTAATTTATTAAGTAACAAAAATCTAGTTTCTGCCATTAATTCACCATTCAATAAAGCTGTTGCAAAGCTTTGTGCTAGGGTTAATGTTGTATGCAGTGTTTGTATTGCCAAGAGAGAAATAATAGTTATTTTATAAATAGCTATTACTGCAATGATTCCCCAAATCACAGGAGCAATGATTGACCAATTCTGTGCAAATACATTAGCTACATTAAGTGCTTGTGTTATTATCCAACCTAGCCCTTGTACAACTAAACTACTTCCAACAATCATCACATTAAAAAAATTCTGAAAAGCTGGACTACTCAGTAAATTAATAAATCCACTAAATACATTAAAACCAACTGCTCCAAGTACGTATAATGAGTCTTTAACATCAGTTATGAAAGTTCTAAATCCCTTGCTTGAAACTGTATCCTCAATTTTCTTCTGTATAGCTCCAAATATCATAACTGCATTATTTTTTACACTAGTAAAGATTTGACCTAATGTATAAGGCATCTTCTCAAATTCTGCGTTGGTCTGCTCTGCTGCTGAAAGTAATGAGTTTTTTACAATGTCTGCTGTTAACATTCCTTCACTTGCCATGCTCCTTATTTTTCCTATATCCACGTCTAAATAATCGGCAATCGATTGGATAATGTTAGGTGCTGACTCAAATACAGCATTTAGTTCCTCACCTCTAAGCACACCACTTCCTAATCCTTGTGTTAGTTGTAACAATGCCGAATTCATTTCCTCAGTACTTGCACCTGCTATTACGAATTTTTTGTTTAATTGCTCTGCAAAACCTACAATTTCTTTTGTACTGCTAAATGCTTTACCTGCATTCATACCTACACGCGAAACTATTTTTGCAGTATCTAAATAAGATGCTCTTGACCTTTCAGCTGATTGAAATATCATTTTGTTAAGTCCGCCATCCGATTGTTGCCCATCGTTAATCATACTCAGTCTCGCATTAGTACTTGTCATCTGGTCGCTTAAATTTCCTAGACCTCCTAATGTTCTTATACCTAAATAAGTTGCTGCTAACTTCTTTGCACTTCCAACTAATCTATCTGTAGAACTTGCACCCTTATTTATATCCTCATTAAGTCTTCGCTGTTGCCCATCAGCTTCTCTTATTTGTTGTTCTAATCTATCAAACCCAGCTTCTGCACGTGCTAGTTCTTCTCTAGCTGTTCTAATACTATTAGCATCTATAGCATTGCTAGATGTTCTTTGTAATTGCTCGAATGAACTTAATACAATATTCATAGCATTAGTCATGTGTCTAAAAGCAGGTGTCATTCCATCGAAAATTCGAATAGATGTTTGTATTGTTGCCATTTTATCACTCTCCTTTCATAAATTTCCATAAAAAAACACTTACTTTTGTAAGTGTCTAGTTATTATAAATTTAATAATTCTTTTTTCTTAGTATTAAATTCTTCTTCTGTTATTGCTCCTAAGTCTAATAAATTCTTATATTTTAATATTTCATCTGCATTAGAGTTATTATTATTAATTTCTTCTCTTTTCTTTTCTATATCTTTTAAAATTATAGCTAAAATAGATAAAATCTCTTGCGCTTCTGCATACGCTCTTTCATATCCAATAGAATTTGTCTTTGTTTTTACATTAATTAAATTTATATATGCCACAGGCTCTGAAATAGTTTTTAATGTAAGCTTTATTTGTAAATTTTCGATTATCTTTTTTGTCTTTTTCTTACCTACAATGCTACCAACAATAGCTCCTGTACCACCAAATAAAACGCCTCCTGCTATAGCACTCCCAAGACCGCCTTTTGTTATAGTCTCTCCGTCTTCTAACAATTCAAAGCCTGTTATATTTTCAAAACTATAAACATTTTTCTTTATTTTCCCATTTTTTCTTTTAGTCTCTATATATATGAGTTTATTAGTTTCATCAAACTTTATAAAACTGTTAATTTCCTTAGTTACATTAAATTTTTCAACTAAAAAATCATTCTGTTTCTTAGAATCTAGAACGATTTGAATTTCAGATTTTGTAGGTAATCCATCTTTAAAAGTAAATTGTTTGTCTTTATACTCCATATAATCCATTAGACATTCTATACAAACAGCACCATCCTTTATTTTTTGGTCTGTCTTTTCTTTTCCACATATACAGCATGGTTCTTTTGATTTTCTAAATAACCCCATAATATTACCCCCTACATAATTTTATAAGATTATTATACTATATTAGTAAAATTTTTACATTATAATCACTTCCTTTCAATAAAAAAACACCTACCTAAGTAAGTGTTTTTAATTTATATAATTAATTTCTTATTTATACTTTGCTTGTTTACAATATTTATCTACTATTTGTTTGAAAACATAAAAATCATGTTCATCTTTTTGTCTTAGAGTTTTTAGGTAAGAAATAAGATATTCTTTTTCATCATTACATACATTATTTAGTAAATTATCTCCCATTACATTGCCTCCTTATATACAACATGGAAATTCTTCTTCTCACCTTGTATCTTAGCAGGTCTATTATTTTCCTCTATCCAATTTCTGACCTTATCTATTACACTCTTTGTATATTTATTTACAGTGCCAGTCCAACTTCCATTAGTTTCCCAAACTCCCTTAACTTCACTATCTTCTAAATCAATCTTTTTAATAATCTCACAAACAGCCATCTGAGCTGGTTTATTACTCTTAGAATATATTTTCAGTTTAGATGCTATTTGCTTTGTATCAAAATAATGTTCTTCTTCGTTTATCTCTATTGGTAAATCAATTCCTGCTTTCTTATATAATGTTTTAGCTGTTAATAGTTTGGATTTATTGTCAAAGCCTGCACCATCTAATAACTCTTTTAGCATAGATGTACTGTTATAAGCCAACTGTAATTTCTCAATCTCACTTGCTTTTTCTCTTAGTTTTTCGGGATTAGCATTGTTAGTTATGTATGCACCAGTTTGTCTTATGCTTGGTAAAACTTCTCGTCTAAGCCATTTTCTAAACTGTACACCAATTGGTTTATCTGTGTATTGTAAAAATCCATACAAACCATCTTCATAAAAAATAGTTATACTTCTAGCTTTATTACTAATTATATTATTTGCGACTACATTTAAAGTAGTTACAAAATCATTAAATTCATTTCCTTTCAATACATCATACTCTTGTTCAATCTCAAAGTCTTCTGCTTTTATGCAATCCTGTATTGTTTTAGATACATCAGCATAATCGAATAATCCAACTATTTGATTAGCTATCCAACAAGATTTTTCTTTCCACATAAAAGTATAAATTTGACTTCCATTAAACTCTTTTACTATTAAATTTTCCATAACTATTACACTCCTTAATTGAATTTTTTTAAGGAATGACGTATACTATAGTTAGTGTATATAATATACGTCAATAAGGGATGTTCAATCTTTGGTCGGGGAGAACGTCTCTTATTTTTTATTCCTCTTTTTCTAACTCTTCATTAATCTTTTCTTCAAGCCAAATAGTTTTAGTCTTGTTCTGCTTTTTTAAATGTTCTTCAATTTTTTCTACTTTCTCTCTATCTAGTAGAACACTAAAAGTTTTCTTATTCTGTCGTCTCTGCTTGAAGTAATCTGCTCTACTGCTATCAGTAATAATTTTCACCTCTTTTCTGTATCGCGATAATATAATTATACATTGTATCGCGACACTTTTCAAGAGTTTTTACTAGTTTTTACTAATTTTTTCTAATTATTTCACTCAACCGACCAATTTGAGCAAAACAAAAGCACCTACATATTTGTAAGTGCTTTCTTTGTTTATTTAGTTTTTCTCCACATAGTTAATCTATAACACAATTATTAATTGTTTTATTAGTGAAATCACAGCAATTTACATTCCATATAGTTAATCTAAAACGAAAAACACAAATATCTACTTTGCAAGCTTTGTTATCATTTACATTCCATATAGTTAATCTAAAACGTTTCATACTTTTATCAATGTTTAAATCATCAAAAATATTTACATTCCATATAGTTAATCTAAAACCCTCTTTATTTTTAGAGAACATCCACTTTGTTATATTATTTACATACCACATAGTTAATCTAAAACTGTTTTTTATGAACATATAGTTAAGCTTCCTATAGGCTTTACATACCACATAGTTAATCTAAAACTATTGAAAACAGGAGAAATTGCAGTGTTTGGAGGTGTCTTTACATACCACATAGTTAATCTAAAACACAAATCGGTTATTTTTGGACACAAATCAGACATAAATCTTTACATTCCATATAGTTAATCTAAAACTAATTAAATTATATTGCTATTTGGACGTTTTTTCAATCTTTACATTCCATATAGTTAATCTAAAACTCCATACTTCTTTATTGCAGATGCGGCTTCTTCTGGCTTTACATTCCATATAGTTAATCTAAAACCCCAAAATAAACTTAGCATTTCCAATACCTACACATACACACCTCTCTCAAATTTGCAGTGAACCATGAGTAGTGCAATTGATAACATTTATCACACACCCTCAATGCCTTGTATTCCAATTGTTAAGCCATATTTTATTACAAAAATCGAACACTGCAAAATCTCTACATTTTTATTATATCGTAAAAATATTATTTTTGAATATCTGTACCAATTTGTGGTATAATAAAAGCAAGGAAATAATTTACTTTATACAAGAGTAGCTATTTCCATCAAAATTGATTTAAAGAATTACTTTTTTAAACCACTCTTATTGGCCTTTGAGTGGTTTTTTATTTTCTCATACATGAAGGCTGATATAACACCAGCCAGTATACTCAATAAAAAATTTATCACCATACTGTTACACCTCCTTCCGTTATGGAATTTGGTATTCAAATATGGAAATAACCACTCTTAGCACTTTTCAATTATTATTTTCCTTGCTACAATTATTATATCATACAATTCTTACATATTTTACCAAATATTTCAATTAAGTACACAGATTTTAATATAAAAAAGCACCTACCATAAAAGTAAGTGTTTTTCAGTATTTTTAATTTTAAGTCCATATAGTTAATCTAAAACAATAAAATAAAAGGTGTAGATGGTATAAATGCAGTAAAATTTACATTCCATATAGTTAATCTAAAACTAGGTTCTATTACTAAAGAGCATTACACAATGATAAAATTTACATTCCATATAGTTAATCTAAAACGAATAACAATAAGAATAACAACAACAATAAAAAGGTTAATTTACATTCCATATAGTTAATCTAAAACCTTCCCAAGATATAACTAAATTATTTTCTTCAAAGTCATTTACATTCCATATAGTTAATCTAAAACCCATACCAATACGTTACAGCAGTAAAGACAGAAATATTTACATTCCATATAGTTAATCTAAAACGTTTTTTAGAAATGGGTTTTTGTATGGTGCTGTTGTATTTACATTCCATATAGTTAATCTAAAACCCCAAAATAAACTTGGCATTTCCAATACCTACACATACGCATCTCTCTCAAATTTGCAGTGAACCATGAGTAGTGCAATTGATAACATTTATCACACACCCTCAACATCTTAGATTTCAAGTGTTAAGCCATATTTTGTAACAAATATCGCTCACTGCAAAATCTCTACATTTTTATTATATCATAAAAATATTATTTTTGAATATCTGTACCAATTTGTGGTATAATAAAAGCAAGGAAATAATTTACTCCTACAAAGAGTGATTATTTTCAGTTGTTAAGTGAAAATATTATTTTTTTAAATCACCCTTATTGGCGTCTGGGTGATTTTTTATTTTGTCATAAATATAAGCTGATATAACACCAGCTAGTATGCTTAATAAAAAACCTATCATATAATTTCACCTCCTTCCTTATTTGGAATTTGGCGTTTAATATGAAAATAATCACCCTTCGCACTTTCGATTATTATCCTTGCTACAATTATTATAACATATAATTATTACATATTTTTCCATTTTTTTTATATAAACAATGAAATTCAAGTAAATAAATACCTACTTATTTATATATATTTTATAAATTAATTGCTTTATAATCAAGTTTTCAATTTTTTAATAAAAATTTTTATTTTTTATTTTATATAAACAATATTTTTTCTAATTTGTGGTATAATAAAAGCAAGAAGAACTACAATCTATTTTGCGGTAGAGTGAAGTTCATAATTAAATGAATCTATTTGAACTTATGGAACTTGATTTTAAAATCAAATTCCCAGCCACTTTTACTCTTGCCACGAGTTGAGTGGCTTTTTACTTTTAGAAATACTTTACAAATTAAGCAAAATATTAAACTAGCAATAACGCCAGCTATTACATTAAGTAAAAAGTTATTCATACTTCCCACCTCCTTTCATTAGGAAGTAGGTTTTATCCCAGTATGAACTCCACTCTATAAATTGTAGATTACATCTTCTTGCTAAAAATATTATAACATATAATTATTACATATTTTACCTATTCTATATTTATTTTTTTATTTTGCTATCTTCTTCGTCCCCTCTTTCTCTCTCTTTCAGCTTCTTTCATTGCTTCCTCTTCATCCTCTATCTTTATAAGTATTGAGGCGGCTGCTAACGCTCTCTCATTAACTTCTAAATTCATATATTCACTTGGCTTCCACTTTAATTTTTGAATACAATAATGAGTGATGCTAGCATCAAAATCGCCACCTCTGATTAGTTTTTTGCTTCTTCTACTTTATCCTCAAAAGATGTATCAAATCCATTGACTTCATTCACTTTTACTGTATAATTGACATACTCACCTGCTGTAAGCATTGTCTTTAATAACTGAGCTTCTCCCATTACTCCATAACTATTTTGGAGTTCGGCATCCTTTAAATCTGGAAATACTGTAGATGCTACACATAATTCAGCTACATAACTATTGTAGTCAATTTCACTTGTATATTGTCCAGTATGCTTACCATTGTTACCAATCACTTTTACTCTTTTAGTACACTTTCTTCTTAGTGCTTCGTCTTCTTCAGATGATAAAACTTTTAATTCCCATTCAACTGGTTTCCCTTCTTTATCTAAAAATCTGTTACTCGCTACATATTTTACATTATCAACCTTTATTGCATTTTGACTTAAAAAAGCACTTAAATTACTCATATTATTCTAATCTCCTTTTATTTTAATTTTTCATATAAAAAATACACATATATAATTTATAAATGTGTATTTTACTCCATTCCTGCCAATAAATTAAATTTTTCTACTAATTCCCAATCCTCAAAAGTGAAATCCATATCTTCATCTAAATACTCACCATCAGCATCAAATTTAGTAATTATTCCACTGTCCATATTACAATCTTTAAGTACTACTGTCTGTCTTCCTACAGCAGATGTAGGGTCTTCATTTGTAACTTGTATGTCAAAATAAATATCCTCACCAGTTTCTTTATATCTGTAAAGTAATTCTCTAAAAATAGAAGTATTATAATGAAATGTTGCACTTCCAGTATTTGTACTCCCAGTTGTTTTATTTCCCTTTGTTGTTCTTCCTAGAATTGGAACTTCACTTTTATTTTTTTCCATTTTAGCCTCTAAATCTATAGCTTGCATAAAATTATATCTTTTGCCTTCTATAGTTATAAAACATTCAGCTTTCTTTGCACTAACTGTATCTTTAGCATTTATTGTTTGAGCCATATTATCACTCCCCTCTCTAACTAACTGAAACTGTCATATAAAGCTTACTCATAGCATTTATAACCTTAACAGCATCAGATACTATGACAGTTTTCTTATCATTTCCAAGCTTTACACTAACATCATCAGTTTTAAAATCTTCTATTGCCCTTATATTCTCTAATTCTTTATGGTGTTTAACAACATCATTCCAGAAACTTATTCTTCCTGCCTTATCATTCGGAACTTTACCTAAATACTTTTCATTAAATAAAGTTGCAATATCATTAGCAATTTGGTCAAGTACTCTAACACTTTGGTTACTTGAAAAATCGTCATTTTTATCATCTGTAAATGATACAAAAGTATTTATATCCTCTAACACATGAACTTCATCTCCCACCTTGTGGAATATAAATTTACCAGTTTTTAAAGCTTCTTCAAGTTGTATTTGTGTATAATTAACATCAACATCAAACTCACCATCATACTTTTTATTAGTATTAGATTTATTTATATCGCATCCTGCTATAGCTCCAGCCGCCCAATAAATTAAACTAGATTCTACTAATCCAATATCTTTAATCTTATTTTCTACAGACACTACACCTTCATAATCTGCATCACTTTTCTTATATAGTACTGTTTGAAACTTAGCTCCTACCTTATCTCTCATTCTCTTTGTAAATTCTACAAATAAACTTTTAATTTCTGTTGTTGTAGCCAAACATCCTAAAGCATTAAAGCTATAGCTTTCTATTTTATCCAAGAAAGCTTGGTACTCTGCTCCTGTCACAGCTTCGCCATTAGTTCCACCAGTAAATACAAGTCCTGCACTTGCTTCTAGTGTTGCATCCTTCTTCCAAGTGATATAGTCATTGTCTTGTAAGTCTGTAATAACCTTTGCTATTTGAGTATCTACCTTCTTATTATCTAAAAGTGTTACAACATCAAACTTAGCATTATCATCTATATTTGTTGTAACTGTTACTTTTAAGTCATTTCCTCTGATACCACTATATTTTGCTGTGGCTATAGTACAACTGGCTTTAACGCCTTTATTTAATTTATAAAAATATCCCAACCTTATATTTTTGAATAAATCTCTCAAACCTTTCAGCTTCTCATGAGTATAATCATATCCAAAATACTTCACTGAATACTTCTCAAAATCATCACTGGTTACTTGAAATACGTCTTCATCTATGCCCCAATCTAACTCTAAAGGTATTGCAACAATACCTCTATCCGATAATGAACTGGTTGCCCTTGTAGCACTTACAAAATTTATATATGCACCAGGTAGGACCTTATTTTGTGTTACAAATGTTCCTCCACCTAAAGCCATCTAACTCACTCCTTTCATAAATTTATTTATTCTATCCTCTACCTCTGAGAAGGAATATAAATCATTTTCTTTTAAAATTGCATTTAATAAATCTTTTCTATTTACATACTTCTTAGAGTTAACTATCTGCTCCTTAGTAAACTTGTAGTTATCTTCTTTGCTTAATGTTTTACTCAAAATTATCACCTCTCTTCAAACCACCGAATAACTCTACTGTATCCATCTTATCTGTGTCATTACTTTTTATAGTAAAGTAGTTATAATCAACAAAGAAATGAAGAACATTATCTATAATTTCAAAGTTCATATTTGTACCTCTGACTAAGTCTCCATCAATTTCTATATACTCTAATTCCTCCAGTAACATCTCAGCTATCTCATTTATTTCAAATGATTTATCATTACTTTTAGGAAAATAATGTACATCAAAAGAGTTCTTTTTTAATGTCCTGCCACTTGGATAGGATACTTTGCTTGGATTTAAAGGAACAATAAAAAAACAAGGTTCATTTATACCTTGCTCCACATCTTCACTATAAATTGTATAACTCTCTCCAAATGTTTTATCTAATTTAATAGATATTCCATCAATTATATTATTAAGCATCAAATACTCCTTTAAGCAATATTAATAGTTTTTTCTCTATAATCTTATCAACTTGGCTTTGTAGTTCCATCTCTGAAATTGTTAAGAAATGTTGTCCTTTAACCCAACCTTTTCCATCTTTAGTTCTATGGCCATATTCAACATAACTTGCATATGTGGTCGGATTAACAACCTCTATAATATAATTATTTCCTTGTTTATACACAGGAAGCGACCTAGCATAAGCCACTCCATTCCATCCTTGTCGTAAGAATCCTGTATCAACTGGTGTTCTTCTAATTACTTTCCCAAGTAATCGTGCTGCTAATTCTCTTGCTGCATCCTTGCAAAACTTATCTAAATCAATCTTTGTAAGCTCCTCCATCTTTTTACAAACTCTTTTAAACTCTCTAAAATCAACACTGCCCCATCTAGCCATTACGCTTTATCCTCTAGTAATTCTAAGATGATTTCTTGATGTTTTGGATATATGGCAGGTTCTCCACTTCTTATATATTCTTTTGTAATATTATTTTGATTAGTTATAATAAGTTTTGAACCTGCTTTAACGCTTATATTTGGAGATATAAAGAGTTTAATAGTTTGTGTAAGTTTAGCAACTTCCCCTTGTTCTGTTGAAGTAATATTCTTATATGATAACTTACAAGGTTGATTTTCTAATACGACTACTTCTTTATTGTTAGTTCGTTTTGTTACAGGGTCTTTAATTGGCTGATACTCAACTATAGTACATTTATCTCTATATAACATTTCTATTACTTTTCTAGTTTTACTTACCATCTTAAGCACCTAAAGGTTAATATCTTATTCTTACCATAAGTAGTAAGATAAGCTACTAAGCTATCAAAGCGTTGTTCTGGTGTTTGAGAGCCACTTCCTATAGCAAAATCTACCTTTGTATCACCTTCTGATATAGACTTTTCTACAGCTTCAAAGTTAATGCTTTCTATATCTAATTGCCCCATATTTTTCTTGGTAAATAAGAACTCTCCAACTATCATATCAACTTCAATTTCTTTCAATTCAATTGGCATAGTTTTTATATTACAATCTAGTTTAATAATATTTTCTATTTTTTCTCTTATAAAATCTATTAACCACTTATCTCCATCTTTTAATATATATCCAAAACTTTCAAGTCTTTTTTCTATTTCATCAATCAGATTATTTTCCATAATTTTCACCTACTTTTTAGTAAGCTTATTTTTCTCTTTAAGCTGCTTATTTTCTTCTTCTAAAGACTCAACTTTTGACCTTAAAATATTATTTTCAGCTATTAAATCTTTTACATTTAATGACTTGCCATACTTTACTGCCTTACCAGTTTCATCTATCAAATCATATCCCATCTCTAAGAAATCATCTATTTTACACTCTTCTATAGTTAATATTCTATTTAATTTCCTTACTTGTGCCATTATACTCCAGCTCCTTCAACAACAAATTGTATTGCATCAGCTTTTTTATTTAATATAAATACATCCTCAAAACTTTCTTCAAAGTAGAAGTATTTTCCCTCTGTAACTGCTGTTGGTTCGTCTAACTTAGAGAACTGATAAGAAACAGGTGTAATTATTGCACTTGGGTGAACTAAGGACATAAAGATTTGTTTAGCTCCTACTCCTACTTTCCATCCAGTTGTAAAATCATATGCAGTTTTCATTAGATTAGATGGTACTTTAATTATTTTAACTGTGTCAATATCTGTGGTTTGTCTATTTAAAGAAGTTCCACCATCTTTTATGTTTACTGTTCTTTGTATCTCTTTTGCATTTTTGATAAGTGTATTTACTACTGGAGTAACATACAATATTCTTCCATTTTCAGGTACTCTAGCTTCTGTCATTTTTTCCATTAACTTATCAAATACTTCTAATACGTTTGCTGTTGTAAGAACAGTTGTATCTGCTGTGTTACCTAATGCGGTCCAATCAGCATATATTTTAGATATACAATAAGCATCCATCTCTGGAAACTTTTGTTCCTCATTATATACTTTTGTTATATTGCCTATTGAATCCACATAATTAGTTTGGTTTATATCTGCTGGATGAACCAATGTTGACCATTTCCTTTGATTAGTTAATACCTTAGGTTCCCAAGCATTATCATAGTTTCTTTGAGCTACTGCTATTGTATCTCTGTTTGAATCTACTCTTCCAGTTGTAGATATAGTTGGTATTTCTATTGTTTTAGAACCAGTCCATCTATATCTTCCATTATTTGGTGTTGCATACAAATCCCCGAAGTTTAAAGTATAAGGATATGCTTGTGCTAAAACATTTGAATATTCTTTTGCATAATTTAGTGCTGCCATTTTATTTCCTCCTATTTATTATTATTTTCATGAGGTCTTACCCCAGTAAAATTAAAACCAAAATCATTTATCTTAGGCTCTTGCCCTGGTGTTATAGTATCTATTTTAGGTTCTTCACCTTCTAGTGTTGCATTAAACAAATAATCTTTATCCTGTTTCAAAGGATTTATTTGCTCTTCAAAAGCTTTTTGTCTGTCTTTACTATTTCTTAGTGCTTCTATATCTAAATGAGCTTTTAATGCTATTTCATCTCTACATTTAACAGATTTAAAAGCATCACCTAACCAGTAATTAAAATCTTTTTCTTCAATTTCTTTTTTGTAAGTTTCTTCCAAAGTTTTCTTATCAGTTTCATAAGTTGTTTTTAGATTCTCTACATCTTCTTTTGTCATACCTCCTTCAAACTTTTTAATAGTTTCATTAGCTGTATTAAGCTGTGTTTCAAGATTTGTATAATCTTCTTGAGTAATTGTAGTCTCTTTTATTTTCTTTTCTATAGATTTTTGAAGAGAAACTACATCAATTTTGTTATTTTCTATTTTTATTCCTTCTAGCAATTCTTTTAACCAATCCATCTTTTAAATATCTCCTTTCATTTTTTACACAATAAAAAAAGTCTTTAAAGACTTTTGTCTAGTGATTTATTTAATTCTTCTCCTACTCTCTTTAGAATTTCATCAGAAACTTTATCTATATTAGCTTCATTTTTTTCTTTTAATTTATTGCAAAGAATACCTACATTGACATTAGCAATACAATTAATAAAGATTTGTACTACACAAACTACAGCTATAACTTGAGTTAATATATACATTAAAATCACCTACTTTTTTAAACTTTTACATAATAAAAGCACCTACTAATTTATTGTTCAGTAAGTGCTTCTAACATTGATAACTCATTTCTTTTTTCAAATCGTTATTTTTAGCAGCTTTTATAAGTTTAGAAATAGCTTTTAACGTTGCTGATTTACTTATATGTTCATCTTTTGACTCTTTTATTATTTCATAATTATAAAAATCATCTAAATATATTTTTATTCTTCCATCAAGCTTATTTTCTTCATATCCATAACTATATATAACATATTCATTATTCTTTTCTAATAAGTTCATTAAGACAATCATCTTCTTCAAACTCTCCTTTCTGTTTAATTAATTCTTTATACCAATCATGCTTTTTCTCAGTCATTCTATGGGCTTCTAAGTTACTTATATTATACTTTTTCTCAAATATACTTTCAAGGTATTCATGTTTTAATAAGAGAATATCAATATCTTCGTATGTACCATTTATAAGTCTTTGCCAAGCAACTGACATACTATAGTCAGAATCCAACATACGTCTAGTTCCATCTCTCATTATATGAGTATTGTAGAAAATATGATTTTTAATTTGACCTATACTTTTTTCTGACCAATTTGTATTCTTTGATATTTTGGAAATATCATCTTTTCTATTTCTAATATTATCGTAATATAGTTCTGCTTCTTCTTCTCTTCTTATATTCCACTCGATATCACCTTTAGTATATTTTGCACCAGTTTGTTTACTATTATTTTTAACATACTTCTCATACCACTCATTATACTTCATACTAGATGGTACATAATATGTTTTTCCATCTTCTCCTCTTGCTGCTCTATAGCCTTCTTCATCCTCGAACCAAGGAGCTGTTGTTGTCCTACAACGACAATGAAATGGTGGAGCTGTTATTCCAACTTGATAATCTTTCATATCAAATATTTTTCCATCTAACTCTCTGCATATATTTGAAGTTCTTAAATCTAATGTAGCAATAATCTCATATTTCTCTACATCTAAATCACTAAAACAATCTTTTCTACTTGCTGATGCAAAGAAAGCTGATTCAGTCATTATCAAATTCTTAGCTTGTGATTTAGATACATTAAATCTCTTAGCAAAGTCATTTACTAAATTTTTTGGATTTTCACCTCTAATAATTGATTGAGTTAGCTTAGTGTGTAGTTCATTTACTAAAGTAGGTCTATACTTACCCCAAATTCTTTCACTAAAATTTAATCCATCTGTTGCCCATGGTTTAGAGATAATTTTATTTATTCTATTAGTATCAAGACTCATTAAACTCCAACCAACGTTTACTCCTTGTTGAACATTAAAAGCTGTATGATAGTATCCACTTGTATAAATATCTCTCATTAGTTTATCAATACCATCAAGTTCATTTCCATATAAAACTTCTACTTGTTGCTGTATTTGTAACTTTAAAGCTTCAAGCCTTGTTATATGAACTCTTGCACTAGCATTTTCTAACTCTTTCATCCACTTTTGATTTATAGCATTTTCTTTACCATATTTAATATATTCTTCAACACTCCATTTAAACTCTTCTAGTTCTCTTGTATTTAGTAGTTTCTTAGCTTCTAATAAAGATATTCCTTCATTTTTGGCAAATCTGTTGTACCATGCTAATATATCTTTTTCTATACTATTTATAGCTAGTTTATATTGCTTTTCTAATTCAAGATAATATTTTACACTTTTGTTATTTTGAGCTTCTTCTAATTGTTCAAATCTCTTTCTCCAATAATCTTTATGTTTCATCTATAACACCATCTTGATTATTAGGAATTAAATCATCATACTCTTTTTGAGTATCTTCCTGTTTTTTAAGTCTCTCAAGTTCGTCATTAACATCCTCGACCCAAGGATGGTTAGAAACAATAGTTTCATCTGATACAATTCCAGTTGATTTAGCTGCCATATCTATCTTTTCAGCTTCATTTATTATCATAGAGTGATTAAAAGTAATTTGAACTGTTTTATAATCATAGCTCTTATTACCACTTATCTTTAAATACTCACACACAAACCATAAAAGCTCTCTAATTGCTTTTTTAAACTTCTTTTCAGTCTTAGAACATTTTAAGTCAAGTAGTGAATATAAAAATTTAAGTGCTACACCCGATTTGTCACCTGTGTTTTGAGATTCTGGATTAACTCCTTGACCAAAGATAATTATATTCTTTTCCAATCTATCAAGAAGCTCCTTTTTAGCTTCAACTGGTATATTTATCTCTAGTTTATCAACTCCACCTCCACCATCTACTTTAATTGATTTATAGTATCTTATATTATCTATAAACTCTTGTAGACTTGTTCCTGGATATTCTTTTAATACATAAATAACCTCTTGTATTTCATCTAAGTTATCTGCTAGTGTAGAAATATTATTGTCATATATATCTATTAATGATTTATAGAAATTTAAATCTGATACGCACTTTTCATTATTTTTAAAAGGTATAAATGGAACTTTACCCCATCCCTGTTCTTTGTTATTTATTCTAAAATGACCTTCTTGTACATCAGTCATTTTTCCATATTCATCATATAAAAATTCTTGAATAAAACTATTACCTCTTTCAATAAAGTAAGTTACGTCATTTTCTGTGTAGTACTCAACTCTTTTTATTTTATTTCCATCTATATCTTCAATATAATAAAACCTAATAAATGCAACTAATTCCCTCTGTCTTTTACTATCCCAAATAGGAATTGCTTCTTCAGCTGGAATTATTACATATTTAAACTCACCTTTTCTATTAATATATGGATGTAACCATTCAACCCCTTTATTACTAGCATTGAGATATAGTTCTGTTATTGTATCGTCAAACGCTTCTCCTAGTAAGTCATTTAAAAGCTTAGTGAGATTATCATCATCTGCATTAAATACTATGGGATTTCCGACACTATAGCCTACCTTTTGGTCAACTAAAAGCTTATGGTAGTTGTTAATTGCTTTATTATTAACTTTAGTAAAATCATCAACCTTAGCTCCATCTAAGAGATAATATCTTCTCTTATTGTTTATATCTGCATTGCCATAATAGTATTCTTCTCCTTGTTTGTATTTCTGTGGTCTATGTTTTAAAATATAATGCTCTATAACTTTTGCTAGATTAAAAGTACTCTCTTTTTTTAGTTGAGCTTTTATTAAATCTGTTTCACTTATATAAATATTCAACACCTCCTTTACTTTAAGAAGCTTATTCCATTATTTTTAAGCTTATTATCTATAGAATATCTAAGAGCAGCCATTGCATCATCCATAAACTCAACTGGTTCATCAAGATATAATCCAGTTCTTTCATCTTGTTTCCATTTCCATTGTTGTATTTCTTTTATGGTATTAGTGCAACTAGGATGTACATGTATTCTTAATTGTTTCAAATAATCTATTTGAGCTTTAACACTTCCTGGTCCTTTTTTAACACTTTTAGCTCTATATCCTGCACTTTTCCACATCTTAATTCTGTCTGGTTCAGCACTATCACAGTACATAAATAGATTCTTTTCTAAACCTTTACTGTTTGCAATCTTTATTATTTCAGATGTATCCATTTCATGTACATATATTTCGTTACATATATATAACTCTCCATCCTTAAAGCCAATTCTAAGTACTACATTTGCATGGTTAAATCCAAAGTCTTGTGATAACCTCATATTGTCAAAATACTCAAATTCTGTAGGAAATTCATGTATAACATAATTTTTAAGTATTGCTCCACCAGTTTCTCCCCATTCTCCAAGACCATAGACTTTGTACCCTTCTGGGTCTTGCTCTTTTCTCATTTGCATTCTTCTGTAGTAAGCCTCATCTATGAATCTATTTTGTAGATAAGTACTATGATGAGTAAATATATCATCATTTTTATAGTCAAAATACTTTCTTTTTATCCAATGAGTAGATGAGACTGGATTAAATGTAAATGTCATTTGATAGTATAGGTTAGGATTAGTTAAAATACCTCTTAAACGGTCATCTAGTATGTCTATGTCACTTTCCATAAGTTCTGTAGCTTCTTCACACCAAACCCATGTTAATTTTCCTTTCGAGAAGTTAATTGATTTTAATTTTTCTCTTTGTTTTGCATCATTAACTCCTCTGAAAATTATAGAGTTACCAGTAACTTTACTCTTAATTTCTAAAGGATTTAAAGTAGTTTTCCAATACTTATCAGCTTGTTTACCATAAATACGATTTATAGCTCCTGTAAGCTCTGCATACGTTGAATACTTATGTGTAGCTTCTGACTTTCTAACTACTAATAGATTAGCTCCTTGATACTTCTTATCTCCTAACTTTAGTATATAGTCTTGTGCTACATTAACAGATTTTCCACTCCCTGCTGAACCTTTCATTGCTCTGTATCTTTTTTTAGTAAAATTGGCTTCCTTGAAATCTGGATTAAAATCTATTCTAACTATCATTTCTATCACCATAATCTACACTTATTTTCAACTCATCATCTCCAATATCATCTTTACTTAGGTTATCAACTTCACATTTCAACTTCTCAACTCTTGTTTTCTGCTCCTCTGTAGCCAAATTCCAATCCTTATGAATCATTTCATCATACTGTTTAATTAAACTTCTAAGTTCACTCATTGCTCTACTCTGTGCATTAAGAAAAGATGCTTGCCTATCCCATGCAAATTGAAATTCATACTCTATCTTCTCACCATTTTCTGTGCTTTCATGTTTCTTTAATTCCTTAATCATTTCTTCCTTGTCTTTAACATACATTATCTTTTGTGCTCTTATTATTGCTGCATATTGTATTGTTATCTGTTCCCAAAGAATATCAAATTTATCTTTATCCTTTATCTCATTAATTAAGTCTTGGGTTTCTTCAGGTAAGTATTTTGAGAAGAAACCAAATTTTTCAGCATTCTTATTTCCAGGAGGACCAGTGGCATTTTTATTACCTATGGGTGCACCTCTTTTATTTTTAGGTGCACCCTTCTTTTTCTCATTAGCCCAATTGTATCTTTTTATCCATGACTTTAAAGTATTTAAACTAATGTCATACTTTGCTGATATTTCCTTTTGTTTCATACCTTTTAGGTAATCTTGTTTTACTTTTTCTTTCACATCTTGCACACCACCACCTCGTTTGTTTGTCGTTTTGGGAATAAAAAAAGAACTCGTTTGGAGTTCTCAGTTTACAATATCATATCTATGATTGATTCTTACTTTAATATTGTTATATTCAACTTCGGTTATTAAACCCAACATTTTCAAAGATTCTATATTTTCATTTAAACAGTCTATAAATCCAAGTTCACTTTCTAATAATCTTAATTCTCCTCCAGCAAATTCCATCTCATCTATTAATGCTTGCATTTTACATTTTATCATAGTCAGAAGATTATACCTTTTATACTTTAATTTCGTTATTTCATCTACTGTAAACGATATTATTGGCATCTTATCTGATAAATATAATTTTCTTCTTTTTCCTTCAGCATATTGCCAACCCTTACCTGTCAATCCATTTAAAGAAATAAATATGCCCAATCCCGCATTATTTTTATTGCATATTTCTGCTAGTTTAGATACCATTCCTACATCCACTTTTCTACTTTTCCAGTTTTTACATTCACATACTATTTTTGATTTTATATTACATAAGAATGGTATTGGTATGTTGTCATTAAACTTAACAAAAACATCTAGCTCATTATCTGTTGTAGACTTATTTACAGATATATCACTTAATATTGTAAATCTAGACATTATAAATCTTACTAATTGTTCTAAAATTTTTCCTTTCTCATGATTTTTAGATTTATTCCATTCCTTAGATAATTCTATTTCTTTTATATAATTAGAGAATTCGTCTAATAGCATACTGTCATCATAAAAAGGCTCCCAAATTAAATTATCATCACATATGCTTAGATATTCTTTTAAGGTATCTAGACTCACTGTATCACTTCTCCAATCTTCTAAAGCCTATTTTTGTATCTTCAAAGTTGTATTTATAACCACATCCACATATTGGGCATTCTTGTCCTTTTGAAAAAGCATTGAATTCTTTTATCGAAGTGAAGTATTTATAGTGACCTATCTCATTTTCATATATGCTATCTGGATTAGAACATTCAACAACAATAAAAAATTCTAATTCATTTTCTTTAACTAAAAATTCAAGAACTCTTGTAGCCTCTAAAAGTGTAACTTTAGTTTTCCTGGCCAGCAATCTTGGTGTAATGATATCACTCTTCATTAATTTCTCTAATTCTTCTATTATAGATTTTGCTTTACTCTGATTTCCTAAAAGTATACTTATATTCTCCAACTTTTCGTATAACATCATAAATCACCCTCTCTTCTATAAATTTAGAAGTGTCTGTTCTTATTAAATATAATTCTTTATCTAAGACTTCAATTAAAAATCTGGATAAAGTTCCATTGAATGATTTCATGACACCTAAATTCTTGACATCCTCATTGTTTCTAGATGTCTTGGCTATAGCATGTCCCTTTCCTGATTTTAGGGTTGCTGTTTTAGACCCAACTCTACAGTATGAATTTACTCCATCACCATTTTGCACAAAAGTACTGTATTGATTTTCATCCTCTACCACACCAAATTCGTCTATTAGAATATTCTCATAGAGTATTCCCACTCCCTCTTTGAAATTTTCTATTATAGCCTTATCAGTTATTCCAGAAGCAATAGCTATCTTTTTTGCGAATTCATCTATTTTATCAATATTTTCTTCATATTTTTTGTTTATCTCAGGATTATTATGAGCACTGCCTTCCTCAGCAAGCTCATATGTAGCATCATATATCCAATCATTGTATTTTTCTATTTGTATATTATAAGTAGTTAACAAATCTTCTAATTTTGATACATAATATTTTGCTATTTCTGAGAAATCTCTTGCTTTAGCCTCTATATTATCTATGCTTTTTATACCTACAGTATGTGGTATAGAAACTATTATTTGTTTCAAACTTAAGTCTAGAAATAAAGTTGCAAAATAAAAAGTTTTTTCTAATCCAGATTCTATATTCCCATTCTCATTTTCATTTTTACAGCTAATTAAAGCTGGAGAAATAAATCTTATAATCAATCTTTTGTTTATGACATCATTTTTTTTATATATGACCTTAGTTTCTTCTAAATCACTAGTATCAATCTCCAATAAATTTTCACTTACTATATCTTCTACTATGTTTTTTAAATCTTCCAATTCCAAGTCAGAATCATTGTAATTAAAAACATAATAATTATTATGACCATCTATTGTAAAGATTGATATCCATTCCTTAAAATAATCTAGTTTTTCTCCATCATTTTGTATTATGTTTATCAAGCTATTTATAGCAGTTTCTTTTTTTCGTTTATTAATTCCCCAATTTTCAAAATCTTTAAGGTGTTTCATTTGTACCATTTGTAATATATTCTTTATGTTCTTTAGATTCTTTTCATTTAACAAATTTATAATCCCCCTCTATTTATATATCTTTATGTAATTTATATTATCATATTTGTACATCATTTTAGCAATAAATATTATTATCTACATTAATTATTAAAAAAAGACTTAGAATTTAATCTAAGCCTTTTTTTGGGGATACATATTATATTTAAGGGAGCAAGTTTTAGGAATCGAACCTAAGATTACACACCAGTCCTTGCAAATTGAGTGAGGTTACCAAGCCCCACTCTTTTAGACATTTGAATTAAATTCCGTTTTAATCCAGCATATCTACATATAGTGTATTAATAAGTTTGAACATAGTAAGAATTGAACTTACAGCATCCTCATGCCCTGCCTAGTTTGTTCATATAAGCTAGGCGAATCCCTTAACCTAGCCCACATATATTTAGTTTTGAGAGAGAAATATTCATTTCCACAATACTATTATCTCACATTTTAAATTGTAAAATCGGCAGAAAAGCGGCAATAAAAAGACCTAGAATTTAATCTAGGTCTTTCATTATATTATTTAATTTTCCATATTCTCTTTCCATTGCTTCAATAGTTACTACCCAATCACGACCAAACTTTTTACAATCAATATTTTCAACTAATTTGCCTGTCGCAACTGCTTTTCTAAGTGTAGAATCTTTCAAATCCCATAATTTTGTTGCTTCTGCAAAGCTATAAATACCTTCAAATCGATTCATAAAATACCTCCTAATCATTGCTAGAAAATTGAGTTAATAACATAATATAACAATATTGATGCTCCAATTAATTTAATAGTGTCATACAGTAGTTTCAATAATTCAAATGTTAACTCTCTATACTTATTCATTGTATTTTTAGTGACTATGTTTTATAATTTAGTTAAGAGGGAAGGTGCAACTTCCACTCTTAACATTTTACTAATGTAGGCTATCTATTACCATTTTGATGACTGCTAATAGTGTGCCAACTTCGAGTACGAGTTCAGTTAATTCTTTTATGAGTTTTCTGAACTCTTTTATTTTCTTAGCCACTTTCTTTTCGCCTCCTTTCTATACTTCAATAATATCACGTATGCGTGATATTGTCAATAACTTCCATATATCTTTTTCACAAAAAAAATAGACAGTTATTAACTGCCTATAAATCTAACATCTTAAATAATGGTTCTTGCTCTATTAATGCTTTTTTACCAAATAAGGCTATTGATATTGAACTAATGGCTTGATTAGCTCTTTCTCTTAATTGTCTTTCTTCTAAGTATACTTTATCAACTATTAAACTCCATTCTAAGCCTTCAATATACCTATACCTTATAATTTGTTTATGTATAGGTTTTAAATTACTTATGGATACATCTATTGTATATTTTAGTGCTTCCATTTCATATAATTCTATCTGCTTTTCTATTATCTTTTCTTCAAGATTAATTAACTCATTTTCAACTTGATTACTTATTGAATTAGTCTTACTTATGGGAATGCTGTCATAGCTTAAACCTTGCATAAAATCACCTAAATGGAACTCTTTGAGATTTTTTATTTGAAGTTTTAGACTTTCAATATTAATATGTAGTTGTTTGTAGTTCTCAAGGTGTTTTTTAGTTGCCATAAAAAACTCCTTTTTAACTTTACTTGCCATAACATCACTCCTATTTATTTAAGCTACCTTTTTCTTATTTTCTTTTCTCTTTTTCTTAAGTTCACTATATTCTATCCAACCATCTACCCCATATTTTTTGCTTTTAGCAATCCATATCAATTTTTTGTCCTGATATTTATAGTCAAAAAGCTTTTTTCTAAGTTCACCCTGCTGTGTACTATACCCTTTCACATCTATATAAACGACTTCACCATTCCATTTGTATATGGCAAAATCAACTGTATATGTAATAGCTCTATAGCTTTTTCCATCTTTTTTAAATTTAGGTTGTAGTTCAAACTTTTGTTGAAGTCCAAAGTCTTTTATTTCTCCATTTTCCTTTTTTTCTTTTAAATATAAATAATACTCTGACTCATCTTTACTATCAAATTTAATTCCATCTATTACAATTTTCTTATTATTGTATTTACTCAATCAAATACTCCCTTTATCACTTAAAAATTACTCATACTTATTAATATCATCTATAAATTCATAAACCTCATGTACACTATATCCAAACTTTTTAAACCCTTTCACATATCTTCTTATGGAGCTTGATATACTTCTGCCTACTATACAATTCTCATATCCTTGCAATAAGTTTTCTTTTTCCTCTTGTTTCACCATTTGAGAAACTGCTTTTTGAAACTTATTCATTGCTATTCCCCCATAGTTTTATTGTTTAAAATTAATTTTGCTGTTCTCTATTGCTTTTCTTAGCCTTTCTCTCACATCTTTTACAACAGTAAATTTTTTTAGACTGTTTTGGGATGTAAAATAATTTACCACACCAATTGCAAATTATTCTTTTATTCATAAAACCACTTCTTTCTCATTTTTCAGGATAGTTGTTATTACAATTTTCACACTCTTTCAGATTCAATCTATACTCATAAACCCTACCAGCTATAAAACTTACTGCTACAAGTATCATGATAGCTAACCGCTTCAATAATAATTTATATATAAAGAACTAGTTAATATTTGATAAAATATGTGCTATCACATCTATTGTCCAACCATCACCTATGACATTTTGTGCTTGTCTTATACTCAAACCTTTTGTATATCCAACTGGTAGCGTCTGCGCTAACTCTAATTCTCTAGTTGTTAAGTATCTGCAGAAAGACCCAAATTCTACTAAACCTGAATTACTAAATCTATCTTGTTTTAATGTTACGCAGTTTATTTTGTCTTCATATGTTACATTCTTACAATTTCCATTTAAACCATTACCCCACATTTTTTCTCTACTTGGAGTTTTTTTAATTTCAAACTCTTTGCAATAATCAAAACTAGTATCTTTATAATCTTGAAAACTAATTTTTAAATCTTTAGGTTGTTGAACATTTAAAATATTTGTCCAATATAATCTGTCTCTATTTTGATAACTAACTAAATTGCTATTTATCTTGATTGGTTCAACTCCTAACAATTGGCTTATCATGTTTTCATCTTTTTTGGGCATCACTACGTTTTCTAAAAGAAAATATTCTGGATTCAATTGTTTTAGAATTCTTATATATTCCCAAAACAAATTACTTTTATCTCCAGTTAATCCATCCTGTATTTTATTAGCTATTAATCTTCCTTTACTTAAATTTTGGCATGGGCTTCCGCCAATAAGAATATCTACTTTAGGGATTTTACTTACATTTAGCTCTCTTACATCTCCAAGTTGTATTGTTTTTGGGTAATTATTCATTGCTACTTTAATCGCAATCTCTTTTATTTCACTTGCAAAATAATTTTCTACTTTTATTCTAGCTCTCTCAAAAGCAACTTGACCACAACTAATTCCATCGAATAGACTTAATACATTCATATTTGCACCTTCTTATTATCACAATTTTCACACCCTTTTAGGTTCAATCTATACTCATAAACTCTACCAGCTATAAAACTTCCTATTACTAATATCACACTAGCTAAGATATTCACTTTTAATCATCTCCTCATATTTTTCTCTAGCCTTATCTATAGCAATAAATATATCCTCTCCATTGTCATATAACTCTTTTGCTCTTTTAATTGTATATTCTGTCCTTGAAACTTCCATTATTCCTCCTCAATATATTCAGCTTTCCAGCCACTTCTAGTTTTACTTTTCTTTTTAATAGCTTGATAAACTGCTTGATATTTTAATCTTAAAAAACAGGCTGCACCATCTATAGACTCAAATTGTTTTACTTCCCCTGTATTAACATTTCTAATTCTTACTGGTAACTCTTTTTTTATTTTTCTGTCCTTCTTTACTCCAAACTCAGCTAACATTTTTTCTGGCTTAGGATATATCTTTTTTCCATTTTTTGTAATTCCCAGCAAACAACAATATAATGCTAAGTAGTTTCTACATGTAAGGTCATCTTCAATAAGGTTGTCCACTACTGAGCCACTAAAATACCTTTCTACTTTAAACATTTATTTCACCTCATATTTAATTTTCAGATTAAAATGCTAACTCATCATCATCTATAATTTCAAATCCTTGAGGGTCTAGTCCTATTGTTCCATCTTGTACACTCTCTTTATATGAATTACTCGATTTACTCTTGCTTTCTAATGATTGTACTGATTTTGTACTGACTTTTATAAATGTTCTTTTTTCACCTGATTGAGTTTTATAATTGTCAACTCTTATATTCCCTTCTAATGCTACTAGTTTCCCTTTTGTTATGTAATTTGCACAGTATTCAGCTGATTTACCTATTACTTCTATTGGTATAAAATCAGTATCCCTTTTTCCTTCTTTATTTATATAATTTCTGTCTACAGCTATTGTAAATGATGCTACTGCTGTACCTGTTCCTGGTATGTATTTGAGTTCTGGGTCTCTAGTTAATCTTCCAACTAATACAACTTGATTCATTTTAATACCTCCATCAATATTATTTAAATTTAGCCTTTTGGCTTTTCTTTATAATTTCATCTAATTCTTTGTTACTGTATTGAGTAAATGTTTGTTCAAAATTAGCAAACTTATTTTTGCTTACTACACTATTAGTTTTTTTTGACTTTTTATTTTCATGTTGTAATTTATATGACTCTAATTGTTCATATGTAGTTATATTTGCATCCTTCCACTTTTTAAGGATTCCCTTTAAGTATGATAAATTCATATTCATTCTTTCAGCACATATCTCTATAGCTCTTTTAAATACTCTTATATCTACTTCATTAGATACTTCTAATAACCATTCAGCTGTGACTGGATATACTACTCCTATATTTTCTTCATATAGCTTCTTAAATTCTTTTAAAGAGTTATCCACAGCTTGCTCTATATACATACTGCTTTTAAAACTGTTATTTATAATACTGTTACTTATAGTGTCCGACTTTTCCATGTCCGGTTGAACCATGTCCGGTAAATTCGGACATGGTTCCATGTCTGCTTTTTTCGGACATGGTTTTTTTTTATTTTCTTTCTTACATCTAATGGATATATGACTTTCTATATAGCTTCTATCAAATACTACCTCATATATATTATTTTGCATCCTTCCTTCCCTAGTTTTATTTTTATATACTTTTATATAACCACTCGTCTTTAGTTCATTTAGGTATTTACTAAAAGTATCTTTATTTATACCAAGTTCATGAGTCATAATATCCCTAGATGGATAACATGTCCCACTTGCTCCTGCAAAACTGGATAGATAGAAATATAAAGCTCTTGCTCCTGTTGTTAGCCATGAATCTCTAGCTACCAATTGTGGTGAAAGACCATACCCATCACTAAGTATATTTCCTTTCTCTATAGTTGCTTTGTCTCTGTCCTTCAAGAAATTCACCTACTTAATTATTCCTTTTTCCCTTTGTAATTTCTCATATCCAACACATATCTGGTCATATTCCTGTTTACTTAAATCTTTAACTTCTTTATTAAACTTATAATACACTTCACTTTTTACTCTATCTGAATCTTTGCCTATTGTATTTCCTATTGAAAACAGTCTTTTTATTTGATTTTGACTTATTTTTATTTGACCATTTTCACTTGCTTTAATAGAGGAGTTTGTTAAGTCATTTCTTTTATAATCTTCTTTTCCACTAGTAGCATCAAAAGTATCATTTTCTGTAATGTTTAATAACTGAATGTACAAATACCTTGTCTGATATGTTTCAATTCCTCCTAATGCTTGTAACTCATTAGAGCCTTTTAATTGTAATTCTCTCATTGGAGAAGTAAATATTATCTCTTCTGTTGGTTTCTCTCCATTAATCAATGTTAGAGTTGCATAATCATTTGTAAAGGTCACTATAGGGCATAATTTAGCTTCTTGTAACAGCTCTGTTGCTTGAGGTAAGAAGTCTGCTAACTCAAAATATTTAAAGTTAGCAAACTTGTTTTGACCACTCTTTTTTATATCTAATTTGTTAAACTTAATTCTTACATCCATCAATTTTATGTAAATATTATTCACTTCCATCAATTTCTCCCTCCATTTCTCTAATATTTCTTTCTAAAACTGACACAAAACCATCTATATAATCACCATAGTTCCCTTGTAATTTGTATTCTTCTAAATTTTCTTTGAATTGTTGCAAAGTGCATCCTTTTCTATGTTTATCTATACAAAATTCTAATGCTGATATTTGTCCAAATTTTACATCCCAATCTACTTCATCTACTGTTGTAAATCTTAATAAAAATAATCTATCTTCTAAATCCTTAATTATTTCATTTTTTGTTTTCATTTATTCCCCCTTATGTTATAATATACCTATAATTTTTGTAACTTATTTTCACTTAGAGCCTGTGCGAAGGCTCTTTTTTTATATCTGGACATCTATTGGTCTATCTTTTTCAAGTTCTTCTTGATACATCATAGCTTCTCTAAACTCAATAGAAGCTTCTAACTCAATGTCATGTTCAAGACCCTCTAATATATTTTGACTAGCAAATTTTACGGCTTCCCACCACATTAAACTACTATTATTTTTTGTACCTTGTAATTTACATATTTCTTTTTCTGCTTGTTTAATTTGACCTATTGCTATTAGTCTAGCTGCTTCCATTTAAATCCCTCCCAATTTATTACTATCTATATAAGCTACATTCTAAATTGCTACAATTATTACACATTAAACCTTTTAGAATGTTATATTACCTATTCTAAATCCATTCTTTTTGTGCTATAATTTGTTTGTGTTATATTTTATTTTTTATTTTTTTGTGTGTTGGTTATTTGACCAGCACTTTTTTATTTAATACTCCAACCGATATTTTCTTACCAGTTTTAATATCTTTAAATACTATGTCTGCTATAACTTTTCCATCTTTTTTAAGAGTTACTATGTTATTCTTATTAGTATTAAGGCTTAACAATTTCATCCCCCCTCTCTACTGCTTTTAAAAGTTCATCCAAATTTTTACCTTGATTTCTTTCAATAAAATCATCAACTTCATATCTTGAAATTTTTCTACCATCACCTCTAGCCAGTGATTTTATCAAACCTGTGCTCACTAACCTACGCATAAAAACTGTATCTAATTTTAAAATTCCCCTTGCTTCTTCTACTGTTATCAAGTAATTTGGATAACCTCTTTTTATTAAAACAACTATATCTTTAGGCTCCAGTACTTTTACCTTTTGTTCAACAGTTTGACTCTTAACTCTATCTGTCTCTTGTTTATTTATCTCTATTTCTATTAAACTTTTTAAACTATCACTAAATTGCTTTGTTATACTTTCAGAAATATCCATGTTAAAATTCTCTCCCCTCTTTTCAAATATTTATCTTCCAACTAATTCGTCTAATGTAATATCTAAATAATCAGCTAATTTTATTAGAGTATCTATAGTTGGATTAGAATTTTTATTCTTCAACAATTTATATAGACCACTTACATCTATATTTAATTCCTTTGCTAATTTATAAGGTTTTATATCTCTTTTTCTTAGTATTTGCTTTATATTGTCGCCTATTAACATTGTATTCACCTCAGTTCTACATGGTATAATATAAACATGGAATAAATTCCAAAATTTTCAAAAGGATGGTGTATTATGCAGTTTTCAAACAATATATCTAAAGAATTACAAGAAAGTATAAGAAAGACAGTCTCTGATACTTCTAACACAGAGTATTTTTACTATGCTGAATTTCAATATAAAATTATTCTTAAATCTATAGAGGAATTTGAAAAAGAACTTGATGATGAACATGAAATTGCACTAAAATTGACTAACTTTGGAAAAGATGTATTAATGATTGTTGAAGAAGTAGGTTATCATAACCCTTGTCTAATTCACTACTACGGCATAGTAAATGGAGTTTATTCTGAAATTCTTCAACACACATCACAGATAAACTTTATGATAACTTCAGTAAAGAAAACTGACCCTTCAAAACCTGCTAGAAGAATAGGTTTTATATTGTAATTATCATTCTTATTTTCTGATTCTTTCTTTAGTAATTTCACTAATTTTTCTTTTTTCACTTTTATTCATCTCATGTAAATACAAAACTATACATTGGTACATATAATCTATAAAATCACTATTTGATTGAGCTGTTATCTGACTAAATAACTGTGCTTGCAATTGATTTTCAAGCATGGTTATTCTTTTCTCTATTTCTTCTATTTTCTTATTTTCCAATTCAATCTCTCCTTTCCAAAATATTCTGTATTTAGTTTTCAAGGTACTGTTATGATTTAACTTAACATTGATAATTGTTTACTACTTTTAAACTTATTAACAAAATAAACTTGACCTTTTCCAGTTATTTTTACTGTTCTAGTTACTTTAGTACTTCCATCAGGATTATTAATTACTCTTTTTTTAACTTCCATTATTCTTAGATTCATACTTTTCTGTGTTGGAATATTATAATCTTCACCTTTACACTTAATTAAATATCCATTTTCTCGCATCCAGGTAAATAATCTGTTTTGTCCTATATCTACTCCATTTTGTTTTATAAGTTTTGCAAGTTCTCCAACTAATATAGAATTGTTTGAAGCTGAAACTGCATCAGCAAACAGTACTTTTGGTTGCTGTAACTGAATTACCTTATCTTTTTCTTGATTTTCTAATTGTAATTGTTCTTTTTCTTCAACTTCTACTAATAACTGTTGCAATGCTTCTTTATATGTAGTTGGTAGTTTAGGTTGTTGTTCTTTTAATACTCGTTCCATTTCATTAAATCTTCTTACATATCTAGCTGTAAAAATAATACCTTTTTCTCCAGTAAATTTATTTGCTAGAAAGTCACAACCTAATTTTGTTACATTATAGCAAGGTCTACTTTCATTTTTTGAATCCAAATATGTTGATTTTATAAAGTAATCAACCACAACAAAATTGTTGTCGTTAAGAATATCAATAATTCCTTTTGTTTTTTCTGTTCCTTCTAATTTCCTTAAGACTTCCCAGTGTCTGATTTCTAACATATCAGCAATTTCTAATGTTGTTATTGTATTTTTATTGTTAAGTTGCAAATTATTCATATCTAAAGCTCCTTTCTTGTAATCTGAGTCCTTTTATGCTATTATTCATTAAAGAGTTTTTCACAATTAGTATTTAAAATTATAGCTATCTTTAAAGCTGTACGAATGTTTGGGAGACGTTCGCCAGCTTCATAATATTGATAGCTTCTCTCTGTTATTTTGGCTTTTTGAGCAACCTCTAATTGTGTTAAGCCAATTTTTTCACGTTGTAGTTTTAAATTATTATTTATTTTCACCCTCTCCTTTTTATTTAACACGCCAATATTGTTCGTGCTATGTTTTATATATTACACGCTAATATTGTTCGTGTCAAGAAATTTATTTATTTTTTTATTGGAGCGTGTAGTTATGACTAAATTCAAAGATAATATTAAGCTAGTAAGAAAGCAAATGAATATGACTCAAAAGCAATTTGCTAGTTTGTTTGGTATCTCAGAACGTGCATATCAGTATTATGAAGCTGGTTCAAGAGAACCAAATCTAGAAACTTTAATATTAATTTCTAACAAACTTAATGTATCTACAGATTTTTTGTTAGGTCTTTCGCCTAACCAAAATAGAAATTAATATTCAACTTTCGTCTGCTTTTTAGCAGGCGTATTGTTGTTTGCTCTATTTCCATCTAATCACCTCTTTTGAATATTCTGTATCTATTTCTTAACACATTATCTCAGTACACCATGTTATAATTAACTTAAATTCTAATGAAAGTTGGTGTTATCATGAAGTTTGTTTATGTTAAGATATTTAATAACTGGATTGATATAACTGATATTGGCTCTATAAATGGCTGTAATGCAATTGAATATATTAATGAAAACCTTGATAAAATGTACTCTAGTAATTATGTTTCTATAAATTACAAAGATAAAAACTATTGCATTCATCCATCATGTATTCAAATAGTTACAAAATAAAGTGTTTATCTCTCTTTAAAAAACTTTTAAGGGAGATATTTTTATTTTATATTTAGTTTTCAAAGTGCTGTTGTGATTTAACTTAATTTTTGCTTAAATCACTTGATATTCCATATTTTAAAGCCATATCTTTTACAATAGCAACATACCCTTCTATGAGTTTCTTATCATCTTGTATTACATCTAAATTGTTAACTTTCTCTCTTTTAGATTCAGATACACCTTCTTCTGCCATTTTTCTTCTTTTATTGATCAATCTTCTATGTAGGTCAACTCCAAATCTCTTATTTAATAATTCATAACTTTCTGTTCTAAGCATATTTATATGTTCAAAACCACCTTGTTTTTTTGCTATTCTTGCAATTAGTTGATGTGTATTTGTTCTCCAACTATTTGAGTCTAATGAAACTACATCTTTTATTGTTTCAACCTCTGTCTTTGCTTCTAAAGCAATGCTATTTGCTTGATTAACTTGAAGTCTTAAATCTTTCATTTCTTTTAAACTTTCTATTAATACATCTTCTATACAAGTTGGCTTATGTTGCTTAACTTTGAAATATGTTTCCTCTAAATTATCAAACTGTTCCCAAGCCTTATCTGTATCTAATATTTTGCAGTGTCTATTTGCTCCTCTTTCAGTCCAAAGATACATTTTTGAAGCAAATTTTAGGTTTTCATATTCTGTATGAATGCCTTTAAAATTCTTTAAATCATCACCTTGCAATAAAAAATAATGTTTACCTTCAATAAACTTATCTTTGTTATTGTTGAAATTGTTACTTATATTTCTTGAGTCAGTTTCATATACATCTGCTAATTGTTGTGTAGTTAGAACTCTCTCATTATTTCTTTCTATTACTTGTAAGTTATTCATGTTTATCTACCTCCTTTTTATAACTTCTATATTCTAATAACTCAAATTCCTTCCATAGTATATCTAATATAAATGAGTTCTTAGTTAACCCTAAGTATTTTGATTTTTTCGTTATTTCTTCATTTAATTTTTCTGGCATCCTAACAGTTATTCTCTTTTTATTTGAGTTCATTTTGCCGTCAACCCCTTTCTTGTTTTAATAATATCACGCCGTCTTTATGCCGTCAATATATTTTATAGATTTTCTATAAATTATTTTTATGATATAATTATGACATCATTTAGACTTTAAAAAGGAGGTATTATTATGTCAACTTCACTACCTAAATACACTTTAAGAATAAACAGAGTTCTGCTTGAAAAAATTAAATATATAGCTGAAAGCGAAGGTCGTTCTGCTAATAAGGAAATTGAACAAATAATAAAAAAACATATTGAAGATTATGAGCAAAGAAAAGGAGAAATTAAAATTAATATTGAAGAATAATTTATATACTCTTGCTAATCACTGATAGTATGTAATCATTCACTGACATACCTCTTTGATTAGCTTTTTCTTTACATTTATTGTATAATTCTTTCGTAATACTCAAGGTATACTTCTTTCTATTACTCAACCTTTAAATCACCTCTTTTTGAATATTCTGTATTTATTTTTCAAAGTACTAACATAACATTGAAGTTTGATAACTATACTCTTTTTCTATATCTGGTAATATGTTATTTACTTTTAATAAGTCATATAAAAACAATCTTCCCTTTTGAGTCCACTTAGTTGTCATTTTTACATCAGTCATTCCATCACTTCTAGTTATGTCTATTGTTTCTGAATGAGTGTATCCCTTCCCTTGGTGTTGTTTATATAAAAGCCATTGTCCACTTTGTTTATATTGAATCCCTCTTTCATGAAGTATTTTATTCATTTCTTTTCCACTCATTCCATAGTCTTTTGCTATTTGAGTTATTGTGACAAGTCCTTTGTTTTTAAGTATCATATCTGTATAATCTGCCTTTGGTTTTAGTTCTTTTATTACTTGGTCTTTCATTTTTCCTTCTAGTTGTAATTTCTCATTTACTTCTACTTGCTCTATAAGATGTTGTAATGCTTCTTTATATGTAGTTGGTAGTTTAGGTTGTTCATTTTTTAATACTTGCTCCATTTCTTCAAATTTTTTTGTATATATTCCTGTAAATGCCGTACCTTTTATGCCTGTCATTTTATTTGCTATGAAGTCACAACCTATCTTTGTTATTGCATAGCATGGCTTCTCTCTTTTATAATCATCTAAATAAGTATTTTCAATAAAATAATCAGATGGGTACAAATCTGTACTCATGTTTTTATTGGCTTCTTCCATTTGGTTTATATAATTTCTTATATCCCTTAGTAAAATCTTGTGTTCTTTTTCAACCATTAGAGCTATATCTCTACTGTCAGTTGTTAGTTTATTATTAACTTTTACTATTTTTAAATCTTTCATATTTAACTCCTCTCTTTTAAACAACATCTTGTTGTATTTGTATTTAAAAAAATTTTTTCTATTGATACTCCAAAACATTTAGATAATTTTATTGCTATTGCTAAACTTGGTACTCTTGTTCCACTTTCAATCATTCCATAATAACTAGTAGTTATACCTACTTTTAATGCAACATCTTTTTGCTTTAAATTCCTTTCTGTCCTAAGTTCCTTTAGATTGTTCAAGCTATATCCTCCTTACCAACATTTTGTTGTTTATACTTATATAATACACAACTATATGTTGTTTGTAAATAGTTTTTTTATTTTTTTATTTCATTTTACAACTATTTGTTGTATTATTTAATAAAGGCAACTTTATTAAGAGGAGTGATTATATGAGCATTTTATCAGATAGATTGAAATTTCTTAGGAAAGAAAAAGGTGTAATGCAAAAAGAAATTGCCAACTATCTTAACATAACTACTAGTGCATATGGATTTTATGAACAAGGTAAAAGAACACCTACCCCAGAAATGTTATCTAGTTTAGCTGAATATTTTGGCACTACTGTTGATTATTTAATAGGTAGGTATGATAATAAAGCAAGCAATATTTCTAGCAAAACTTCTTGTAATAATACATTATTTCAAAAAAGACTAAAAGAACTTAGAGCTGAAAAAAATATGACTCAAGAAGATGTTGCAAATAAATTAAACTTAACCAAAAGCGCTTATGGTTATTATGAACAAGGAAAGACAGTTCCTGATGCTTATATGTTATCTAGCCTTGCTGAAATATTTAATGTGACTACTGATTATTTATTAGGTAGGTCTATTGTAAAAAATGATATAGACACTGTAGCTGCACATAGAGTTAATCCTCACAAAGATTTACCAGAGGAAGCTCAAGAACAACTCAATGATTATATTGAATTTTTAATAAATAAGTATAAAAAATAAATTAAAAGTAGGTGATAAATTATATGAAATCTATAATATCAGATGTCATAAACCGATTTAATGCTACACCATTTTTATTTGTTGGTTCTGGTTTAACTAGAAGATACTATAATCTTCCAAATTGGGAGGATTTACTAAAAGTCTTTGCAGAAAAAATTAGTAATGATGACTTTATATATACAAGTTATAAAAATAAAGCAAAATCAGAGAACCCAAAAATGGGTATAAATCCTAGAATTGCAGAACTTATTGAAAATGATTTTAATAAAAAATGGTTTTCAGATTCTTCTATACGAAGCTTAGACTCTAAGTATTTAGATATTGTTAAATCAGGAGTTTCTCCATTTAAGGCAGAAATTGCTATGTATATTAAAAATAATTCTAAAATAGTAGATAAATATCAAGATGAAGTTGAAAAACTTAGTAATATCTCTAAAAAAAGTTTATCAGGATTTATTACAACAAATTATGATTGTTTTTTGGAAACTATCGTTGATAATTATACAACATATATAGGTCAAGAAAATTTAGTTTTTTCATCTATACAAGGTATTGCAGAAATTTATAAAATTCATGGATGTGTTTCTTCTCCAAATAGTATTGTAATAAATGAAGCTGATTATATAGACTTTGACAGCAAAAGTGCCTACTTGGCAGCTAAGCTAATGACTATATTTGTTGAGTTTCCTATCATATTTATTGGTTACTCTGTTACAGATGTAAATATAAAAAAAATACTTAATGCTATAGTTAATTGTCTATCTAATGAAAATGCTAAAAAACTCGAGGAACGTTTCATATTCATTGAGTATGAAAAAAACTTTAATGATATAGAAATATCAAGTCATACAATTGCTTTTGATAATAAAATGATTACTATGACTAAAATTAAACTGGAGGATTTTAATTTACTCTATGAGGCATTATCTGAAAAAAAATCAAAATTACCAGTTAGAATATTAAGAATGTTCAAACAAGAATTTTACGATTTCACAATTACTAACAAACCTACTGCTAAAATTCGGGTTGGTAGTGTTGATGATACAAGAATAAAAGATGAAGATTTAGTTTTAGCAGTTGGCAAGGCAAGTGATTTTGGTCTTAAAGGATTAAAAGGATTAAGTTTTGATGAATGGTATCGTGATATAGTCATGAATGACTTAGAATTTTCATCAGATGAATTACTTGAATATGCTTATCCATCTTTAATTAAGCAATATAATAAATTACCATTAAATAAACATCTTTTTAATAGCACACTTGAATTTCCAGATTATAGGACAATTGCACTAGAAAGTGACTTTGAAAATATTATTAGCAATAGTATTAAAAAAAATAGAAATAATACTTACATAAAAAATAGAAGTGTTTATGGTATTTGGAATGATGAACATCAATCATTTGAAAAAGCTACAAGACTTATTGCTTTTTTAGAAGAAAAAGAAATTGACACTGAACAGTTAGAAAATCTACTTAAGAAAATATTTGAGGAAAATCCTAATATTTTAGAGTCTGCAAAAACAAGCGAAAAAACAAATTTAAGAAGGCTTATTAGAATATATGACTACATGAAATACTCTAATATGCAAAAGAGTCTTGGTTATAGTGAGTAAAACTCTACCCACCGCTCCAAAACTCCTTTAATCGCTTTAAGCACAAATACAAATTTAGTGCTAACTATACTAACACACATTTGTAAGTGCTTACATATATTATATGTAATTATATTATAATCATATACTATAATCCATATTTTGTCTACAGCTAAAATTATCCAATCTTTTTTGGATAAAAAATGAATATTTAGAGCGGTTCACACCTGCTCTTTATATATAACAAAAATCAAAAATACATTCTTTTTATAGGGGGATTTCAATGAACAAACTAGACGCACTTTTAGACTTAGCAAATAATGAAGAGATAGAAATTTACTACACTGACAAAATAGCAGATGACATAAAAGGATTGTATATAAACAGACAAGGACTAAAGATTATATCATTACTTAATTCATTAAAACAAAACAATGCTAAACTAATAGAAATCTTAGCAGAAGAATTAGGACATCATTTTACCAGTGTTGGGAACTATGTATCTTCAAAAAACAGTTACAAAAATAAAATCTTGATAGACAAAACTGAAAACAAAGCATTAAAATGGGCATGTGAATTTCTTATAACAGAAGAAGAAATAATACATGTTATTAATTCACACGCTACAAGTGTATACGAAATAGCTGAAGAATTACAAGTTAGCATCAACTTCTTACTAAAAAGATTAGAATTTCTATCAAAAAAGAAAAGCATGTTGGACTTAGGAAATAATAGATTTTTAGTATTAACTAATTTGCCAAATTTCTACATATATGAGGATATTTTTTAAACTCATTTATTCTACTTTTATAGATTTTTTACTTAATAAATATATATTTCAATATTATTATAATAAACTACACATAAAAGCTAAAAAATTGTAAGAATATTAAGAAAATGATTAAGTGAAAACCAGATAAACAAAATTAAGATAATATTGTACATAACAAAAGTATATAAAGAGCAGTTAATCTGCTCTTTTATATAAACACCAAACAAACATACATTCTAAAAGGGAGGGATACTATTATGAAAGGTGGAGTAAGAAAAAGAAGTAACAAATGGTATTACTACTTTGACCTAGGCATAGTAGAAGGAAAAAGAAAAAAAGTAGAAAGAGTTGGAGGCAATACTAAAAAAGAAGCCGAAAAAGCCTTAAGAGAAGCACTAAATGAATATGAAAACTCTGGCATAGTATTTGAAGAAAGCAACATCAGTTTATCAGACTACTTAGACTTTTGGTACAAAGAATATGTCTTACTTAACTGTAAATACAACACTCAAGAAAGCTACCGAATAAACATAGAAAAACACATAAAACCAAAGCTAGGAGCTTACAAAGTAAAAGCTTTAACTCCTGCAATACTACAAAACTTCATAAACAAAAAGTACAAAGAGGATTACTCTCAAAATACATTACAAGTATTAAAAGCCATATTACATAGGTCATTAAAATCAGCAGTCCATCCTTACAAACACATACGAGAAAACCCTATGCAATATGTAAGCATACCAAAAACTAAATCTAAAACAGAAACTAATAAAGTTAAAACTATTACATTAGAAGAATTTAATCAAATACTAAATATATTTCCTCAAGATTCATTTCAACGTATAGTTTTACTAATTGGATTTCATACTGGTATGCGAAGAGGTGAAATTATTGCACTAAAATGGGATAATATAGACCTTGATAATAAAACTATCACAGTAAAGCATACTTTGATTAAAAAACCAAATGGAATGTTTGAATTAGGGCAACCAAAAACAGAAAGCTCTTGCAGAACTATATTTACAGGTGACACTTTAATAAAGGCATTAAAAGAACATAAATTATATCAAAAGAAAATGAAATTAAAATATGGAGAATTTTACTTTGATAGTGACTGGGTATGTACCAAAGAAAATGGTCAACAAGTGAATACTCACACTTTAGACACTATAGTAAGACAAATTCGAGTAGCTTTAAACAATGACTTCCATTTTCATTCTTTAAGACATGCACATGCTACTCTATTATTAGAAAATGGTGCTAACATTAAAGACATACAAAACCGTTTGGGCCATAGCCAACTATCAACTACAATGGATACCTATTCACATGTAACTGATAAAATGAAAAATGAAACTGTAGATATATTTGAAAAAATTACAAATTAGAGTTTGCCACCCAAAAATATAATACGGTGGCAAATGGGTGGCAAAATCTAATTTATCTATTTTAAAAGCTAAAATTATCAAATTTATATAATCATCTATATACTTGTAATTTCAAGGCTTTAGAGTATATAACAACCATAACTAATATAAGGTATTAATAATAAATCTAACAAATAAAACTTAATATTTACTTAAGTTGTAATACTATTCCAAATTGTATAATTAAAATTTAATAAGTTCTCAATTATATAGTCATTGATTTATTTGCAAAAATAAAAAATGCCAATCTATCTCTAAACAAAACCTGAATACCAATAAAAATTTAATAAAAAATTTTATCAATATTCAGTATAAGTT